CGCGCCACAAGCGATGAACGGTATAAATTGCTGGAAATGTGCGTTGATTTGGACCTTCCAGGCTTTGAACATAAGGATGAAGACGGTGAGCCGACAGGAATTGCGCTTCCTTACATAGTTACCATTGAAAAAGGCAGTCAAGAGTGTCTGTCAATACGTAGAAATTGGCGCCCAGAGGACCAAAACCATAAAAAGCGGCAACATTTTGTCCATTATGGTTATGTTCCAGGCCTTGGGTTCTATTGTTTTGGCCTAATCCACTTGGTTGGAGCATTTGCCAAGTCAGGAACGTCAATTTTGCGGATGTTGGTTGATGCTGGAACGCTTTCCAACCTCCCAGGCGGCTTTAAAGCGCGTGGTTTGAGGATTAAGGGGGATGACACACCAATTGCGCCAGCAGAATGGCGGGATGTAGACGTTCCCAGTGGGGCAATTCGGGACAACTTTATGCCCTTGCCATATAAAGAGCCAAGTCAAGTGTTGGCTAGTTTATTGGACAAGATTGTTGATGAAGGGCGCCGGTTTGCATCGGCTGCAGATATTCAAGTGGCTGATATGTCATCCAACAGCCCGGTTGGAACTACGCTTGCGATATTAGAAAGAACCTTAAAGGTAATGACGGCCGTACAGGCCAGGATTCATTACTCATTTAAGCAAGAGCTGCGTTTGCTCAGAGACATTATTCGGGACTACACGCCTGCTGAATATGCTTACCAACCCGAAGAAGGCAGTAAGAAGGCTAAGCAGTCTGATTATGACGCGGTAGATGTTATCCCTGTATCGGACCCTAATGCGTCAACCATGGCACAGAAAGTGGTTCAATATCAGGCGGTGATCCAGCTGTCTCAGATGGCCCCTCAGATTTATGACTTGCCGCAGCTGCATCGCCAGATGTTGGATGTGCTGGGTATTAAGAATGCGCAGAAGTTGGTGCCCCTGGAAGACGATGAGCTGCCAAAAGATCCAATCTCTGAAAATATGAATGCTTTGAAGGGTAAACCCATGAAGGCATTTATCTTCCAAGACCAAGATGCACACATTGCTGCTCATACGATGTTTATGCAAGACCCGTTAATGATGAAAACCATTGGGCAAAACCCACAGGCCAATGTCATTATGGCTTCGTTGCAGGCCCATATTGCCGAGCATTTGGGATTCCATTACCGGGCCGAGATGGAAAAACGCATGGGAGTTGTTTTGCCACCCCCTGATGAGCAGCTGCCGCCTGAGATTGAAGTTGAGCTGTCTAAGCTGATTGCTGAAGCTGGTAAACAATTGCTTGAACAAAACCAAGCGACAGCTTCACAGCAAAAAGCCCAAGAGCTGGCTAAAGATCCGCTCATCCAGATGCAGCAAAAAGAGCTGGAGATCCGCGGTAAAGAAGTGGAGATTAAAGCGCAGAAAGTTCAATCTGATAATACGGCCAAGATGGGCCAAGTTCAGAATGAATACAACCGAATTCAAATGCAACGTGATTTGGATTTATTAAAGTTACAAGAAGAATCTAAAAACGATGAGGCCAAGCTAGCTATTGAAAGATACAAAGCAACCCAAGGTAAATCATGATAGATAAATACTTACAACATGTGGTCACCAAGATCAATGACAGAGTTTTGCAACTCCAAGAAGCTTTAGCGGATGACAACGTTAAAGACTTTGCGGAGTACAAAAAAACGTGCGGAGAAGTGAAAGGTCTACTTACTGCGCGGCTATTCTTAAATGACCTACAACACAGACTACAGGACGCAGATGACGAGTGAAATCTTACTGGCGACAAACCCAGACAATCCCCAAATTATTGGAACCATTTCCAAAACAGTTGAGGAAAAAGCAAAACAACTTCCACGACCCTCTGGGTATCGCATTCTTTGTGCGATCCCTGAAGTGGACAGGGAATTTGACAGCGGCTTGATAAAAGCTGACGAAACTATCAATATGGAGGAAACCCTAACAACCGTGCTTTTCGTGGTTGATCTGGGGCCGGACTGTTACAAAGACCCAACTCGTTTTCCGAGCGGTCCTTGGTGCAAACAAGGCAACTTTATTTTGGTTAGACCACACGCCGGCACCCGGCTAATTATCCACGGCAAAGAATTCCGAATCATCAATGATGACTCTGTAGAGGGCATTGTTGAAGATCCTCGCGGCATTCGGCGCAAATAAGGAGAAAACATGGCAAACGAACAATATAAGTTCCCTGATGAACTTGAAAATTCCAAAGCAAAGGGCGGTGAAGTTGAAGATGAAATAGAAATTGACATCGAAGACGATACCCCCGAAGACGATAGGAACAAAGCGCCTTTACCTAAAGAGATTGCGGAAGAGCTGTACAACGATGAGCTGGAAGATTACTCATCTAAGGTAAAAAAGAAGCTGGTCCAGCTCAAAAAGCTAGCGCACGATGAACGGCGAGAAAAAGAAGCCGTACAAAGGGAGCAGGCTGAAGCTGTTAATTTGGCAAAACACCTTATTGAAGAAAACAATAGGCTGAAATCCAACCTGAACAACAGTGAAAAGCATGTTCTAGAGTCTGTAAAGCGGTCTGTAGAGATGGAAATGGCAGATGCAGAACGGGAATACCGAGATGCATATGAGTCTGGCGACTCAGAAAAACTGCTTGCAGCCCAGAAAAAGCTTAATTCTGCGTCCATTAAAGTGGACAAAGTGGCTAATTTTAAACAACCGGCTTTACAAGAAGAGAAATATGAGGTACAAACTACCCAAAGAACCGCGCCGCCCATTCCCGTAGACACCAAGGCTCAGTCTTGGCAGAAAGAGAATGCTTGGTTTGGCGAGGACAAACTGATGACTGGCATGGCCTTGGCTTTGCACGAAGTCCTCAAGGAAGAAGGTGTAGCGCTTTCCTCTGCAGAGTACTATCGACGCATTAATGAGACAATGCGACAACGTTTTCCGGAAAAGTTTCAGGACCAATCGGAAGATGACAATCAAAGGACCGGTAATCGGTCTACAAAACCAAGCACGGTGGTTGCACCTGCTACACGAACCACTTCTTCAAAGAGGATTAGTTTGACCAGAAGTCAGCTAGGAATCGCAAAGAAGCTAAATCTAACTCCAGAGCAATATGCTCATGCAGTACTTAAATTGGAGGCCTAATCATGGCTGAAAACAGAAAACCCAGAGAACTTGAAGATCGTAATGCAGATGAGCGTCCCAAGCAGTGGGCGCAGCCGGATCTTTTACCGGAACCGGACAAGCATCCCGATTATAAGTATCGATGGATACGGGTTTCAACGTTGAATGTAGCTGACCCACGAAATCTTTCGGCCAAACTCCGGGAGCATTGGGAGCCAGTTCTTTTGACTGAGCAGCCTAAGTTTCAACTGCTAGCTGATCCAGCGAGTCGATTCAAAGACAACGTTGAAATTGGCGGGTTGTTGTTGTGCAAGACTCCAAAAGAGTTTGTGGACCAGCGTAATGAATTTTTCAGACGCCAAACCCAGGCTCAAACGGATGCTGTAGACAACAGCTTTATGCGTCAAAGTGATGTGCGGATGCCGCTCTTTTCTGAGCGTAAATCTGCAACTAGCTTTGGCAAAGGCGCTTAATCTTTTTGGAGCTTTAAAATGGCTTATCCTACAGTCTCGGCCCCTTACGGTCTAAAGCCTGTAAACCTAATTGGTGGACAGGTTTTTGCGGGTGCAACCCGTTTGATGGAAATTGCAAGTGGTTATGCCACCAGCATTTTCTACGGTGATTTGGTGAAACGTATTTCTGACGGCACTATCGAAAAGGACACTGGCACCACAACTGCCACGCCTTGCGGTGTGTTTTTGGGTGTAAGTTTTACCAATCAATCAACTGGTCAAATCCAGCAACAACAGTACTATCCGGCTAGTCAGGCAATTGCATCGGGGTCTAAGATCTTCGCTGTGGTTGCTGATGATCCTGACACTCTGTTCCAAGTAGTCTCTTGTTCTTCGGGCACAACCGTGGCCGGAATGGGCATCTCTGCTATTGGTAACAACATTGCTTTGATTCAAACCGCCGGATCTACCACCACTGGTAACTCCAAAGTGGCTATTGATGAGGGCACTCAGGCGACTACCAATACGTTGCCTATCCGCATCATTGATGTGGTTCGTGAGACTGCAACAGGCGCTGATACATTTGTTGAATTTATCGTCAAGATAAATGCAACTATGCACCAGTACAACAATTCAACTGGCGTATAAGGAGCATAAACCATGGCTATTTCACGCGCACAACTACTGAAAGAGTTGCTCCCTGGCCTGAACGCATTGTTCGGTTTAGAGTACGCCAAATACGGCGAAGAGCACAAAGAGATCTACGAAACCGAAACTTCGGAACGTAGCTTTGAAGAAGAGACGAAACTGTCTGGTTTCTCTGCTGCACCTGTCAAGAACGAAGGCTCTGCCATCGCTTATGACAATGCGCAAGAAGCATGGACGGCTCGTTACAACCACGAAACCATTGCTTTGGGTTTCTCGCTGACCGAAGAGGCCATCGAAGACAACCTGTACGACAGCCTGTCTGCTCGTTACACCAAAGCCCTGGCCCGTGCGATGGCATACACCAAGCAGGTCAAAGCTGCAGCCGTGTTGAATAACGGTTTTACTAACTCTGCCGCTTATTACGGTGGTGATGGTGTGCCATTGTTCTCTGCCAGCCATCCCTTGGTTTCTGGTGGCACTAACAGCAACATTCCTTCGACCGCTGCTGACTTGAATGAGACTTCGTTGGAAAACGCAGTTATTCAGATCAGCTTGTGGACGGATGAGCGCGGCCTGTTGATTGCAGCCAAGCCCAAGAAATTGGTTGTTCCTCCTCAGTTGCAATTCGTTTCTACCCGTTTGCTCGAAACCGAGCTGCGTGTTGGCACGACTGACAACGATGTGAACGCACTGAAGAGCAATGGTGCAATCCCTGAAGGTTACTGCATTAACCACTTCTTGACCGATTCGAACGCATGGTTCCTTACCACTGACGTTCCTAACGGCATGAAGCACTTTGTGCGTACCCCGTTGTCCAACAGCATGGACGGCGACTTTGACACCGGCAACGTTCGGTACAAAGCTCGTGAGCGTTACAGCTTCGGCTGGTCAGACCCTCTGGGCATGTACGGCTCTGCTGGAGCCTAATGGAAGGGGGGCACTTGTGCCCCCTTTTCTTTTGGTGTATATTGCATCGTCATAATCAATCTCCTTTAAAAACGGGGCCGAAGCCCCATTGGGTTGATTAAGAAGTAGCAAACGGCGTTGCAACAGTGCCAGAACCCAAGACAGTGCCAGTGACCATGTACTTTAGAGCGGCAACAGCAACAATCTGAACCCAAGTTCCAGCAACGCCACCAGTGGTAGTACCGTTGAAGTTAATGAAGTCATCACTTGCGCCTGCGGTAAACCCTACAGCAGCACCAGAGGTATCGGTGTCAATAGACAGCACGGCGCCAACAAAGCGGTCAGTGAGGTCAGTGCCAATCTTCAATGAGCTAGTGGAAATGGTGGTGGGAACCCAGATTGTGTAGACAACGCCTTCGTTGTTCAACGTGTTAGGGTCTTGACCAGGACCAGAAGTAATTGGATTGGTAGAAGTATTGATAGTTGGCAGGGTCAGCGTAAGTGCTGCGGCCAATGATCCACCAACGCTGATAATGCGACCACCATGAGCTTCGGGACTCAATGTGGTGCTATCGGTAATTTCGACAACAGAGGCTGGGCCTTGTTGATAAATGCCACCCAATGAACGAACTGGGCCTTGAAACGTACTACGTGCCATGATTTTTACTCCATGCGTTAAGGCGTATCAATCTTGCATGACAGTCAGCCGGG